CGGTTATCGACGTTGCTCATCTCGCCAGTGGTTGCCACGCGTGTTGCGACTGGGGTGTAGTAGTTGCCGCCAGCGTCCAGCGTGCTCATGGTGATACCGGCACCGCCGCCAGCTGCAGCGATACGGTTCGCATAGTCGAGCTTGTAGGTGTCGAACGACGCCACCATACCGACATAGGCCTTCTCGTAGGCAGTGACCGGCTTACCAGTCATGGTCTGACGGCCAGCCAGGTTGTTGGCCATACCGTTGTAGTCACGGGTGCTGAGGGCCAGGTAACGATCAAATGCTTGTACACCCTGCTCATTCATGATGGCTTCGCACTGAGCGACGTCGTCGAAACCAGTTGCCGCAGCTGTGCGCTTGACCACCAGAGTGCCCTGGAGAGCAGCCACGTTCATGACGGCAACGTTGATGTCGCTCGCCAACTTCTGCTTGGCTGCATTGCCCAAACGGCCTTCTTGCAGCGCATCACGCAACTCAGTGGCAGTCATCTCCCACGGAGTCGACTTGTTGAAGCCGATCGTGGACGGAACCGACAGCTGAGTCATGTTCTGGAAGTTGGCAGTTTGATCCGTGCCATCGAACGACTGAGCGACGTAGGGCTGCGGACGCCAGATGATGTTGTTGGTGCGCTCCATCATCGTCTGGTCAGTGCTGTAGACCGCAACGTTACGGGAGAGAACTAGAGCGTCCTGGAAACCTTCCAGGATGTCCTCGAACGCGACGCGTTCTTCTTTGCTAAAGGCATTTGCCATGATTGGCTCCTATGTGAATGAGGTAAGTTGTGGACTTTCGTCCGTTCGTTATCTCATCCACATAGGGCTGGATGGCGGCCACATTTTTCTGCTCTACCCGTTGTGGTGGGCGAGACCAATGGTTGCTACTATATCACTAATCAGGCCGCGCGTTTCTGCCGTTTGTATGCCGTGACCTTGGTATAGTCACCGGTTTTCTCGGCCTCAGCGCGCAGCCGGTCGAGGGTGGAGTCCACACTTCCTGATGTTCCACCAGTTCCTTGGACAGTCTTCTCAGGAGGTGGAGGTGCTCTGCGGTTGGTAACTTTCAATTGAGTCTCCAGTTTAGCTACCGCGAAGGCGAACTTCACGGGGTCAGTGATTAGGGCGAGCTCCTTAGCTTTTTTCGAGTTCTTCCCGAGGGCATAGACGAGCAGGGCCGGGTTTTCAGCACCTTGGATTACGATACCTTGCTGCGTGACGCTCATGTGGTCTTGCAACGCCGCCTCAGCATCGTCGAAGTCCTTGACTTTCAGCTCAGTCTTAGCTACGCCGTAGGTCTCGAGCTTCTTCTTCCAGGCAGTTTGTGCAGTCTCCTCAGCTTCACGCGCCTTGGCTGCGGCGGTGTCATGCTGCCGCTTCCGTTCATGCCAAGCAGTCAGTTCCTGCTCGAATCGCTCGGCGTCGTAGTCGTAGTCATCGAGAGTTGGCTTCTTACCCAGTGAAGCGGGCTTGATCTCCGCCTCCTTTGTGGTCTTCAGCTGCTCCTCAAGTTCACGAATACGGCGTTGGTCCTCACGGTTCTTCTTGCGCAGCTCGCGTACCCACTCAGGTGCTTGGGCTTGCTCTTCTTGAGGTGGCGGTTCCTCACCGATCGATACCACAACTTCGTCCTCAGTGGTGCTAGTATCGGCCGGCTGGTCAGTCACCTGGGCGTCAGTGGCTTGGCCACCATCATCCTGGGTCGTGTCCTTCTGGTCGTCCAGTTCCACATCGGTCTGCTGGTCTTGCGTTGTTTCTTTGCCCATCTTCATCTTCATCTCCTTCTGACTCACCCGATAGCGCGGCCGGGTGGATGCCGCTTAATTCAATACCAACTATTTTGTGGACTCTGCCCTTAGGATTGCTGCTATAGCTTCGTCCGACATTGGTTCTCCAACGCGAAACGGGTTGGTATCAGAATACGACCCATAGACCCACGGAACCGGCAATCCAAGTTCTTTGTACGCCGCGGCCCTATGATTACCATCAAGGATGACGCTCTTATCTGTTATGTCCACGATGGGCGGCTCGACGTATTCACCAGCTTTAATCTGGGCCTTATACATCTTAATGGTTTTCTTGCTGGTCGGTTGAATATCGAATTCAGTCGCGGGCGAACTAAATACCTTCCTTCCAGTAACGTCGCCGTATTTCGCTTTCACCGCAATCTTTTCAACCCCGAGTAGAGCATCATCGGCCTTCCCAACCTTCGTCATACCAACAATGGCTGGCAACAGTGCAGCGCCCTTACCGATACCCGCCGCTAACCCACCTGGGCTTGGTACCATGACTGATGCGCCAAACTCCTTAAGCGGATCACGGGCTGAGGAAACGATACCGCCCTGTTCCATCTTTTGTCCGATCCATTCGGAACCAAGGACTGGCTTCTCAACATTGTAGCCGAAGGGCTTCATAACCATGGCGGTTAGGTCAACAGGGCCGCCTAATGCCGAAGCCAATGCCCTATAGGCGAGGTCCTTACCAGAGATGTCAGCCATTTTTCGGTGTCCTCATCGCGTGAACCTGAGCGGCAGCGTCAAGAGCAAGCTTGCCGTCACTTTGGTCGATCTCGTTCAGGATCTTCATGGTGTTTGCCTGAGTTTCATCGGCCTTAGCTACCGTGAGCACAGTATCTGCCCGCGCCTTCACAGCCCTTGCTTCCTCTGCCGTTGCTGCCGCCTCCAAGTACTTGGTGTTTGCATCAGGTTTGGTGTTCTGGGCATCTTGTGCCATCTTCTGAGCTTCTTCATCGGTTGGAGTCACAGCACCAAGCTTCAGGAGCTTCTTGCGGAAGAAGTCACGTACCTCACTGATGCCCTCGCCTTCCATATTCATCATGGCCATGGCCTGTAGCACCTGAGTGGTCTCAGGATCCTGAGTGATGGCCATCATGCCAGTCAGAGCACGGACTGTAGCCGCACGCTTGCTGGAGCTGGACGGGCCAACTTGTACGTCCACATCGAACTTGGCATCAGACAGGTCGTTCTCGTTCTCAATCTCGCCGGTCTCCTTGTTGACCACCGGCTTCATCAGTTCGATAGTGTCCATCTCACCTTGGACACCAATGCCCTTCATCTTACGGTTAGGCTCGACCAGCACGTCCTTGGCCATGGAGAGCCAAATCTCACCACTGCGCTTCACGGCTTTGGCCATGTTGCTCATATAGATGAAGGTCTGCATGTCCAATTTGTTCTGGATCAACTCAACTGCTTTTCCACTGATGTTTGGTTGTATCTGCTCACCAGCTTCCTGGTTGCCGAGCAGTGCCTGCATGTCCTGGTCCGTGATCTGAAGCAGAGCAGCCATAGCCGGCGGGATTTGCGGCACACGAGTGTAGGAGACTGGGCCTCCAGCCACTTGGTTGCCGTTCAGGTCCGTGGTGGGGTTGATCAGCAGGTAAGGGTAGTTCTTGACGTTGTCCTCTGACCACATGACTTGATGACCAGCGATTTGTTCTGGTGTCAGGATAGGCTTCTCCACGGAGGAGAGCGCACTAATCTCGCCCAGCTTGCTGAGCTGCATGTTCTTCAGGCGCTGAGTATCCTTGGCCAGACGCACGTGGCCCATGCAGCGCTCGACGTTGTCAATGAACCAGCGCTTGCCATAAACAGGCACGATGGGGATACAGCTGCCGGCAATGTAACCGCAATCCTCAAGCACCTCGCCACCGGACAGGATGTACTTGTGAACACGACGCTTCTTGATCTTTTTGGTGCGGACTAGCTTGCTGCCGATGGCGAAGAGTTTCTCCTCAAGGCTGCCATCGTCCTCGAAGTCCTTGTCTGTGTAGCGTGACTCCTCGCCATCAAGCGACTGCCATACTTGGACCTGCTCGTTCGTCTCCTCGACGCGATAGTACTCAGCCACGAAGACGACGTTGGGTGATGCCCAGTCGAACTCGTATTGATGAATCTCCTTCGGCCACGAAGCAGGGTCGTCATCATATTCGTCTTCGTAGGCATCAGGCGTCATGGCCGTCAGGACGAAGCACTTCTTGGCATCAGCCTTGTCTTGGCGCTTGGCCTGCAGGTCGAAGAATACTGAGCTGTCAGCATCGAAGATGGGCTCAATGCGAATGCGCTGGCGCTCGTCCTCAGGATCCTCATCATCCTCGTATGCAGTGCGCAGACGCCATGCGCCGAAACCACCACCGACTGCCTCCTCAAAGGCGTTGTCGTAGGCTTCATCGGCTACGCTGTCTTGCTCATCAGCGCGGTACAGGTCGTCACAGGCATCGGCCAAGCGATCATACTCCTTGCCTTCCTTGCTGACGAAGTCGACCGTGATGCGGTTGTTGCGGTACTCGTTGATGATGCGGATGACAGCCAAGTGGATCTTGTTGACCTCGAACTTCGGTTTGTTCTCGAACTGGTCACCAAGTGGACCTTCCCACTGGGCACCGGCAATCGAGTAGAAGCGGCGGTCTTGGAGGCACTGCAGTCGCTCATCGCGTAAAGCAGACTGGATCTTGTCGAACTCGACCAGAGCCTCGTAGTGGATAGCGGCTAAGCGCTCAGCTTTAGTGCGTGCCATGTCATGGTTTCCTGTTGAAGTGGTTGACTGACGCAACGGGCGCCGCCTGAATTTCTTTCTTCATCGTGATCGGCCACTCGATGTCCACGCAGTAGCCGATCGCAGTCGTGATATGCTGATAGTCGCTGTCCTCTTCGAGGAAGGTGCTGCCCTTCTTGATCTGCACAGTGGCCAAGCCCTTGTGAGCATACGGTGCAAGCTTCGGGTTCACGAACAGACTGACCTCGCCCTTGGCGTTGCGGATCTTAGCGCGCACCGCGTTCTGCCGATCCTTGATGGCGGGCGCAGCAGGCTTCACTTTGCGTTCGACCTGCCAGTTCGCAGCACGCAGCACCTGCTCCATCTCAGTGTAGTCAGAGGCATGTCCATGCTTCTCACCAGCACGACCTGCGGGGTCGCCATACACAATGACCTTGCGGTTGGCATGGTTCTTGTACTTCTCAATGAACTCAGTGGCCGATTGCCGAGACGTCGCACTGGTCAGGATGATCTCATCGAGGATGTAGAAGTCATTGCCGCGACGGACTCCGATGGCCGAGCTCATGGGCGTAAAGTTGAAGTCATGGTGCCACATCAGTTGCTCGTGTGGCTTGATTGTCTCAGTCGTGTAGTTTGCGGGGCTGTAATCCTCGTAGACACGACCTGAGGCGGTCTCGAAGCTGGCCTCGTACTCCTGGCGGTACTGACGGGGCGACATACGGCGCTTGGCCGCCTCAATGACGTCAGGTGGGAGGATGTCGGCAGACTTCCAAGTGTAGAGTTTCCAGTCGGCGTCACTGCTTGTCCTGGCGTACTCAGCCATTTCGTAGTAGTGATTGAGACCGTCAGGTACACCGATCAACCAGCACCACGGGCGGTAGCCAGGCTTCAGCGGGTTGAAGGTATCGAGGGCAGGTGAGATGTTCTCCTGCCATGCGCCTTCGCGTACGTCCGCAATCTCATCGATAACGCCGCCGATCCACAGCACACCTTCCATACGCTGTGGCTGGTCAAGACCGATGAGGCTGATCGTGCTGCCATTGGGCAGGCGGATCTGAAGCTCAGACTCACTGACACTCCGGTCACCAAGTACAGAGGTGAACGCGAGGCGCTTGAGGTCTTGCCAGTAGATGCGCTTAACCTGGTCGCGCGTAGGGGCTGCTACGAAGTACGGACCTGGCTCTCGCATAGCCTCACGTACGACGAACCTTTTAGCGCGCTCTGTCTTGCCCGAGCGACGTCCAGCGGGTACTACCTTGAACCGCACCTTGTCGGTAACCAGAGCTGCCTGTACATCGTGCTCGATTAGTGGGTACCAGCGATCGACGTCCTTCTGGTGGGCGAGAGCGATGGTCACAGTTGACTCACCAAGAGAAGCAAGACCGCAACAGCTGGGCTGATGGGAGCCACGCATATTGCAGCCACGATTGTGAGGTCGCGGATTGTCATACCGGCAGCTTCTCTGCGATGTCTTTGAGTGTGGCTGCCACAGCGTCAGAGTTCCCAACCATGGAGACGGTTTGCACTGCAAGCTTGGGAGCGTAGAACGGAGATGCGGCCTTCGCAGCATCAAGACGCGTAGAGAAGTCAGCGTAGATCTCTTCTTCAACCAACTCACGACTGACCTCCTTGCCTTTGCCGTCATACTTGACCACCCAGCGCTTGTGTGTGATGCCATCGCCGCGGCTGACCTTGAGCAACCACTCATGGGGGAGCAGGCCAGTTTCCATCGCGGCTTGCTTGGCTTTAGCTGTCACCTTCGACAACGCGCCTTTTGGCCGTCCTGCACCTGGTTGTCGTCCTCCACCTGCCATAAATATGCTCCACAGAGATTTTGGAGATAGGAAATCTCCACGATGGACGGATCTTAAGTCGAATCCCAACAAGTGTAAACCGACCTACCACGCGATGTGGCCC